ACTGCATCTAGTGCGTCCGGATCTCCAGGAAGTATAGTTCCATCACTTGTCTGATCTCTAAATGTAACATATTGAGTTGCAGAAAAATCCTGAGTAAAATTAACCAATGGAATATAGACTGTTGCTGTCGTTCCTGTTCCCACGATGGTAGGTACCACTGTTGGATCTAGTCGAGTAGTTCTTCCCGATCCCGTAGTCACATAAACGTTGATACTTGCTCCAACCGGAACAGCAAATGGTGTTGTTACTGGTATTAGGTTTGCAGCCTCGTTAGAAATAAGACTATTAAGTTCGGCAGCTTTTGCCGAGTACCCATTCACTTGAATCTGCGATTCATTAACCTGTCCCAGAATATATTGGTATTGGGGATTGTTAACCAACTGCACACCTGCGCCTGGTACCTGTATTAGAGTAGGAGTTTGTGCTAACGCAGACTGGAGTTGAGCTAATCGTGTTGTCCAGAATGAAAGCTCATCTAACACCTTGACCAATTCTGCTCGATGTACTGCTGATAGACTTACCGCAAGATTTAATGGATCGGTTACTACTCCATAGTTAGATTCGCTAGAGTAGCTGTCCCAGGCGCTGGTATAGAACGGCAATGCATCCCATCCAGACGCATAGTTAAACGGCAGTGTGTCAACTTTAACACCACCAAATGTCATGCCTTTCATGAGCTGTGTCAGCTCTTTACCTGGCATACCGGAAGCAGGATTATAATAATTGTTAATTCTATCAACTGCTGACAATAATTTAATATCTTTAGTATAGGTTAAGACTAGACGTTTTTCTTTATCAGGAACAAAGTTCAATACTAATTTTGCGAATTTCTTAAGAGCAGTGACCCCACTGGTGTTTGTAAAGAAATCTGAATAATATTGGATTGTGTATTGATCACTTAATATCATTGATCCGTCTATTGTAAGATCTATAGTATTCTTTTCGGCCTGCGGTACCCAGGTCAGCGCCCAGGTGTAGGTTTCGCCATCACCTATAAAATAGTCAGTTGTCTTGACATCTGCTATTTCTGTTCCGTAGGAAATTCGGTCAAACTTCATTGTTACAGATGTTTTTCTAACTTTTCCGTTGTATAGTTGTACTCTAGCTTTTGCTTGTGTAAAATCTTGACCTCCGCCGCCAGTTAACACGACAGTCGGTGTTTCTGTATAATTGCTACCAGGATCAAGTACAACGATATCATATACTTTTCCTAGGCTAATATAGGCCCTAGCAAATGCACCATACCCTGTATCATTAGGAGCTGTTATAATTTGCACTTTTGGAGGACTTACATAATTTGATCCGCCGTCAGTTATTTGAACCTCTCCTACACTATAGGAAAAATTGTCCGCCCATGATTTCCAAGGATACGTTTTTAATAAAGGATCACTATAAGATTTAATGGTGGTAAACTCTTCCAAAGTTTGATCGTAGTAGGCAGGTAGGTCGAAATCGCTACTGAAAGTATGAGTTGGATCTAATGATGTATAATCCGTTGTAAAATTTCTAATTTTTGTGTGGTAAGGTTTTACTTCTTCAATCCATTTTTCATAGAAGGCACTGTCTTGTAGTTTGTATGTAGGTCGCTTATCTAGAGATCCTGCTTTATTCCTAACATTAATGAAGGCTGTTTTAAATGCCCAATCAAGATTTGCCTGTTCTGAAAATGCATATTTTACAGCATGGAAGAAGAATTTATTCCAATATTGTTTTAAATCGCCCACAAACAAATCATTCTTGATTGCTTTGAGAATATAACTCAACTCAACGTCTGGAGATTGATCAAAGAACGTAGAATCATAAGCGGCGATTTCATCAAAAGCAAAGTTGGTTAAAGAAGGGCGCCATAATGCAGGATCAATTTGTATTGTTCCTTTTTCTTCAGCAATGATATCGTAGTCAGTATCAAACGTACCGACCTTGATTGTTCTATCAACTTTCTTTAAGACTACAAATCGGCCGGCACCGGCATTTTGTATTTTTACAAGGTCTCCCAGTTTAGGAGTTATTCCGTTTAGCCCGTATGTATCGCTTATCGTATAGGAAATCAGCTGTAGATTATTGTAATCTGCTCTCGCCCAGTCGACAGGATACCAATATTTGGTTACATCATACTGCTGACTATGAATGCGTGTCCAAAGTTGTTCTGCTTGGCTCCATTCAAACTTGCTCCACATGTTTTTTGCTTCGGAATCTGTTTGAACATAAACAGTGTACGGACGAACTAATAATTTTGGTACTTCTGTATAACCATATCCAGGTTCAACGATGGTTGCACCAACTACCCGTCCTGTTTCGCTTAGGGTGGTTTGTATCACTGCCCCATATCCGTTTCCAGAAACTGTCACTGTAGGAGGATAGAGATAGTTGTAGCCGCCGCCCGGATAAGAAATAATCACTCGATCAATTCCACCGTTACTATTGATAGTGCATACTAACTGTGCTTGGCTTAGAGCTCTCGTTTCAACAAGCCCTAATTGGTAATTTGTTTCGACCACTTGGTCCCACGCATTTTGTTGCGGCGATGGAATCGCTTCCATCATCTTTAGATTAGGAATTGATTTTAAACTGAAAATTCTATTTTCTAATAAAACAGTATTAGTCCATTCCAATACTGTTCTCAAAGCTTCGGCTCTATCAGCAAACATCGTCTGACGGGGTCGCACGTTGATACCATATCGCTGTTGAACTGACAGTGCAGGATCTGGAACCGGCTGACCAATCTTATCATATCCAACTAGACTGTCTATTAATTTTTGTTCTAACATTGTAGAAGGACTGCCGTAAGGATCGCCTTCTTGTAACAGCAACCATTCTGTATGCCGCGGAGCTGAACTTGTTAGTCTATCAAAATTAATATGTAAATTTGTCGAATTGTTATTGATCAAATCCTTAACATTGACCAATGCCACTGCATCTTGTCTTAAAATTGTAGCATATTCTACTAATTGATTTTTAGGATCAGCGATTAGTCCTGCAACTGTTATTGCACTTATTCTTCTATTTTTAACTCCGGCAGGTATGGTAGTCTTGTTTCTAACCCAGTAGTAATATATATTGCTAAACGTGCTGGTTACTGCATTATAAACCTGTTTGACAGACAAGACACTATTATCAGGGTGCTTTGGTTGACCACTTATACCTCGAAGTAATCCGTTGCTTGTATCAGCAACTGCCGCCCATTCACTAGGTAATAAATTAGAACTCACCCATTCATATACCTGAATGGCGCTACCTGGAAATGTTGTTCCCCACTGATTTTTCCTATACTCTAAATCGCCCTGTTCATACCAAAAGTATTTTACAGCACCAGTATCCCACCATAACTCTCCAACATGATCATCAGTCCAATTGGTATTGGTATCAACAGATATTTTTCCTGTTCCGAGAGTATAGACAGCAGGGTCAGTTATCGTTTTATAAGTTAATTCTTGATTGGCTGTTCCGGGAATGTATCCTTTTACAGGATCGAATATTTCAAGGTACTGAGTGATTGTATCTTTCACTGAGTCAATTACCATTAGACGTTTAATCACTGAAGGATCTACCAACGGCTCTTCATATCTTAATAGTTTCCAACTGTTTACAGATGTATCTATTTTTTTGAATATAAATGTTTGACCGTTATTTTTTCCAGCCATAGTATCAGAGGTTGGGGCACCTACATAAATGTTGCCAGCTAACTGAGCTACTGAGTAACCAAAATCACTACCTGTTGTGATTGAATTTGACTGTATATCTTGAGCATAAGAAAAATATGTATGATATCTATTAAATACACTAACTGAGCCTGCTCCCTCTATATTGCTATAGAATCGTGTTGACTGATTATCAAATGTTGTTTTTAAGTGTCGAACATCAGTAGTATAATCTTTTACATATTTTGTACCGTATAGAGACTGCGCATTTGGCAGTAGTCCCATATAGGTATCAAATGTGATATTTTGAAGTTCAAGCGTGCCAAGACTTGATACAATCAATGTTTGTTTATTGTCATCGATAGAAATATCAAATCCAAAAATTGTATTAGAATTTCTATTAGGCTGTGTTAGGTTTTGCAACCATGTAAATTTAGATCCATTCCATTGCCATACACTAACCATACCTTGGTACAATCCGTATTGTGTTCCTGGACTGCTTATGAACAAGTATTTTCCGTCCTTGCTCATTACAAGTTTGTTACCAAGCAAGTCGCCTGAGGTAATAATGCCCAAGAGTCCCGCCGTATCTTTAGTAATATCGACAGGCAATGCTGTAAATGTATTGTTAGAATTCTTAGTATAGATCCTTACAACTCCAGTATTAGTATATGCACCCGGGGCACCGACTGCCACAATGCTAAGATCGGCACTGGCTGCTATGCTTTGACCAAAGAAACTACCTTGTGGCAAGTTGTTATTTGATAAAGCCGCTAACGCAGAAATTGAAACTGTGCTGGTATTATACAGTCCTAATGTCATGTTGTAATTATAAACCTGCCCAATACCTTCGCCGGGCGCTCCAACTAAAAATTGTTTATTTGTTGCTGAAGAATTTACCACAATAGAATTTCCGTACCGACCATTTGAAGTAGGATTAGGAGTAGTTAGGGCCGCCAAGGTTACTGGTTGATTCAACACTCTATTAACGGCGGTAATCTTGATCATACCAGTTCTATCAAGCTGTGTGATATTGTTAGTATCTTGTACAAAACGTAAATTACCAGTGCCCGTTACATCTCCTCGAACTCTACTTGTCGCAGGTGCGCCTGCAAAAATTACATTATCGGCCGCATCAAATTTTAAACTATACCCGTACTGTGGGGGTATAGTGCTTAGATAATAGTCATGACCGGCTTCTTTCAGAGAGTAGGTGAATAGAGTGTTTACCTTAACATCTCTAACAGATGTTTTATCATAGACAAATATTTTGCCATATCCATAGTTGTTGTCATAAAAGCCGGGAGCACTAACTACATAGGTCGAAGTTGATTCATCTGTACTGTATGAAAATCCATACTGCTGATTTGTATTATCAACTGCATCTGAATATGTTGTAGCCGAGTAATTATCGATCTTTTCGTAGACTGCCCATTTCTTAGATCCATCATCATCGACCCAAATTTTATCACCGTATTTGGTTGTTGTTAATCGTGGCAGTGAGGCCAGATCGTCAAAGCTACCGAAGCGAACTGAAACAAATTTAGAAACGATTCCAATATAGATATCTGATGAATACGGTACCGCAGTTAAGGTGCTAGAAACAGTAAATTGTGTGTTAGACTCAACTGACGTAACAAGATATACTTTATTAAGATCTGGAATAAATCTTGAAACAGCAATAACCTCACCTACTACCAATCCGTGTGATTGAGCAGTAGTGAACTGAGTACCTATGCCGGGTTCAGTAACTGTAACTTGAATGATCTGTACATTCTGTCTCGTATATCGTAGAACATCCCAGCTACCAGTGGGACTATATCCTAACCAGAAAGTGCTGCCTTCTGCAATTAGATTTGGATCTCCTATGTCCAAGATGCTGTTAATATTATAGGCGGTTGCTGTTACATCGTCAACACGCACATATCCTGCTGTCTGTATTTCAGAAATATATTCTGAGAAGTTAGTATCCAAAGTTGGAAACACACTACCGTAATCGTAATCATCTGGTGCAACTAACATATCACTTTGAGGAACACGATATATGAAATCATTATTAATAGCAGGATAACCTGTAAATTGTATAATCTGAGGATTCTGAACGAATCTCTGATCATTTAGATTGAACTGTAATTCCTTGTAAGAACTATAGCCACCAAATGCTCCTATTCTAAAAGCCCAAGTTTCTAAAAATTCAACTTCGCCTTGCAGATTATTAAGACTTGCCTTGGCTAATTTAGTAATAGAATTAGACGTGCCTTTTTCTTTGATATATCCTTGATAGAATTTATACTGTGCAATTCTATCATCAAAAATATTATCTAAGTATATTCTTGGAGTATATCCTGTAAGATGTTGGGCCATACGTTGCTGGCCAATATCAAAATTATCTATATCCAAACTATAAAAATCTTCAAACTGAGTTATCTTATATTCAAAGTTTGGTAGCAATGCAGGCACGGGTTTTGATGTCAATCCCCGCCACACTTTAAAATCAAAAGATGTAGAACCGTCGACCTTCTTAATAGCTGAATAATATTTTCCAGAATATCTCACAACTTCGCCCGGTGCATAATCTGAGTTTGGTTGCCAGTCAGCAACAACTGCTTCATCATATATAAATCCAGGAGTTGCAAGACCGCCATTCCATTCTGCTGTTCTAAACCCTGTTAATTTGATACGTTGCTGACGATAGCCAGTGTCTTTATCGTACACAATATCTTTGAACATACTGAAATTATTAAAAACAACCGCATGTTGCTTTTGTATAATATTCACCTGAGCAAAGTAGAAACCTGTGTTAGGTAATAAAGATTCAATTACAAATTCACCATCTTCCCGTGATAAGGTAAACTGCTGACTAGGAAATGCTGTTCCGTCTGAAGTTAATAAATTATATTGATAATATGGATCTGTTAGATCATCAACTACTCCATATAGAGTTTTATTTCCTGCACTGTCAGATGTTTTAAATTTAATCTGCTGAGCGAAGGGGCTTAACACCAATAACGATCCGTCTATCCAATTCTGCGTTGTCCAGAATAAAAATTCTCTTGTTGAAAAATCCCAATCAAGTATTGAATTAAGGTCTGACTGAAAGTAATCAAATACAAACCCCTGGCTTTCTAAATATTTTCCGTAGCCAATTAAAAAATCGTAAACGTCTTGTATTGTTAGTAGTGTCGACCCATAAGAGATAGTAACTGGTACAGTTTCGTATTTTACTGCCTTGGCAACTGTGATACCACCAACCACCGGCAATTCTACTAACTGCTGGAAGTTGCTCGGAGAGAATGTTGTAGTCGCAGTATGACTTAGTTTTGTTCTGTAATAGACGTTTTGGTAAGATACCAATTGACCTGTTTGATAGAATTTATTTTCAGTCCAGGTTACATAATTTTCAGAAGCTCCGCCTAGTGTGACTTTGGTATCTTGAAAACTGTGAATAGGAGTTAATATTGTAAAATAAGGTTTGAGAGAATCATATCCCTTTACAGTATATGCTCCTTGATTTTTTTGAATAATAATACCGCTGACTGACAAAGATGTAATAGGGTTACTCTGATGTAGATAGATATTATAATCTTCCGAAGGTAGTAATACTCCGGGATTAACGCTAGATGGATCTACTGAATCAATCCGTACCGCTAACTTGTCTTTGTCTAAAAATCCTTCTGCTTTGTATATTAGATTATAATCCACACCAGTAAGATCTACTTTTAGTCTATTAATATAATTATTATTTCTTTGCAACCCTGCTTCAATTAGCAGGACGCTGTAGCCAGCCGCATATTGCAATTTTCCAGCAACAGTATCTCTATACAGAATAAGGTCTGAAAGTTTTAATAATTGTTCATTATCGCCGTATACTGTTTGACCGGCCACTGAAAATTTAATTCTGCTGGTGTCGAAAAGCAGGGACGCATATTTGGCAGGCTTAGTAAGAGTAAGCAGTATCTGAACGGCGAAAGGCCATGCGCTTGATCTTCTCCATGCTGTTTCGGCCGGAGAGTGATCTCCAAAAATCCATTCTGCATTGGTCTGATTAAAAATAACATTCTGTGCCAGACCAATGCGTTGCGGATCTAATAATGTTCCATTTTCAGTAACTGGTAATATCTTTAATAGATTCGGTCTAGCATAATTTAAATCAATGCCGGCCCTATCGCCGCTACGAATAATACCCTGTGATAAATCTGACCATAAGATTGTATTACCAGACGTAAATGGTGCCGGGCCGTATTGTGCCTTCCACCAATCCGGCTGTTCGCTGAACCCTAGCATTTCCCATGCATGGGTATGCGGACGATCAGTGTCATAGAAATATTTAAAAATTCCTCTCCAATGGCCAGGAAGTTGTAGATTATTTGTAGGGTTAGTTGCAGATGTTCTAAAATTCCATGTTCGCGGATCGTATACCGCAATTATATTTGTTCGATAATCGACTCCATTAAATCCTGTCCATTTTAAAAATTCCGCGCTCAGAAGTTTAAAAATTTCGTTATAACTAAAATCTTTATTTCTATATGCGCCTGGCAACACAGAATTGATATCAAGTAGCGTGGGAGTATATACCGAAGATGATTTTATATTATTAAAAATTCTCGTTTCTAATTCGAGGATAATATCATCTCTGTAATCGCCGTATGCCAGCATGATACTGCCGTCGTGTCCTTCAATTACAAATGCCGGCGTTGTATATGTTGTATCAAAATACTTTGATGGTCGGAAGCTAGGGTATAGGCCTAACTTTGACGGTGTTGGCGGAACGTAACAACCTTGTGTTGTTGCATAAAACTTTATTTCAATAATATCGTTGAGTGTTAGTTTTTTAATAAAAGTTACACTGGGATCTGTGCTAGGAATAGTATAGTCTATGCCTAGTATTAACTGTACTCCGTTAATGTAAATTATCACTGCTTTGTCATTAACATCTACCAAATTTACGATCGAAGGAAGAGCGTATGTTGTGATTCTTAAATCTGTTACTGTATAAGTTCTCAATACGTAATCTTGCCCGTATGGAACCATGTCGGAGTAACCATATGGAAACAATACATCTTTTCCTGCGTTAATTGCAGATAAGATTTGATCAACTGCATCTCGAGGAGTTATTGCATTTGTAATTTCGTTAACTGCTTTAAGGAAAGTAGATTTAAAATTTTGATAATCGTCTGATACTTTCTTCACAGCGTTGATAATACTATGTTCTTTCAGTCCAATAAAAAAGTGTGCAAATGACAGAGGTTCGATATGGGAAATTAAGCGGGTGCCGTACTGTGCGGCATCACCTAAGTCTCGCAAATTATTAAAACCCAGCGCCGATCCAAAGAAGTTGGGAATCTTTTCAGAAATAGATTGCAACTGATTCGTAAATTCTGCCAATGTCAATTGTGCAATAGGACCATTCAACGGATTGTTTGTTAAACTTATGCTAGGCTCGTATACTCCATTCTCGTTAGGAATTGCAGTTGTATAGAGTTTAAACAAGACTCTACTTGAGATAGGTAAATTATTATAGAAGACTACAAATAAGTATTGGTTCTGCGGAACAATCTCAAATTCAATATATTGTATTTTTTTGATACCATTTACAAATACATCTATTTTTAAATCATTTTGCCATCCCGGATAATTGACCGCATTAACTTCCACGTTCGATGTTGCTATCTCAATCACCTGATACTGTAAAATAGCTATAGGAAGATTAATTGACGGCGTCCAGGCATTTACATATTTTGTCGATACCCCGTTTGATATTTTTAAAAATCCGGATGACACAGGCACGATCGAAGTTCCTGTAGCTGATGCTACAGAAAATGTGTCTGTATTAAAATAGTTTGTGAAAAGAAAGTCACCAATATTCGCAACATTGAGATATTTTAAATCAAGGCCCAACACCGGGTCGTGTATGGTACCTTTGGTATAGCCGAATAATTTAGTTCCGGAAAAATTTCCAGGATAATAGGCTGTGTTGCTGTAGCTTATTCCGTTGGCATCAAATAGGTCAAATACGGGAGCTTGGTTTAACCCTGTTTTCTGTTGGGCCAATATCCAACTCTTGCCATCCCACCACCAACTAGATCCCTTGTATTCGGATCCTTCTGCTGTAACAACTGTATCTCCAACTGTGAGATTAGAAGCTATATCCTCAACTAGATTAACAATTTGGTTTCCGTTGACAGTTTCTATTTTGACTACAAAAGTTTTTCCTCTTACTAAAGTATCTTCGTCAGCGTTAAAAATAACTCGATAGCCTTCTTGTAATAATACTCCGTCAATATAGTACCCTGCACTGCCTTCAACTGTAAAAAATGCATTAGCTGTTATCGTATCTATTAGATGAACATTGGTTTTTGCTGTTGTGCCAAAATTAAATAATTTAATGTTAGGTTGAAATTCAATGATAGGGCGGCGAGCACGTTTGTCTTGCGGAAATACTGCAGGTACACCATTCGCTTTAGCAGATGCCGAAATAATTCCAGCATGGAACCAGCGGTTATATCTAGACCAGGGATTTCTATCAGCACTGGCTCGATTGATTGTCACATAGTCCGGGGTAATTGGGGCATTTTTAAAATCATCAAATGGGAACTCATCAAATTTTTGCGCATCAAAGTTAGTGTTGAGACTATTTGATAGATCAACACTATTTTGCAAGCTATCAAAATCTGTTAGATTAATAGCAGTGCCAACACCTTCAACTATCCAACGCTTCTTTGCATAAGACTGAGGAACTACGCTATCTGGAAAGTATATTACCATTCCGTTTGACAGCTGGATATTGTTACCGGAGTTGTATGTTTTTTTACCTATAAGATCTGCTTCAACGTTCAATTCTGTATTTTCTAATATAGACTTAACAACAATTTTTCCTGCTACACGAGTATCGTCGCCTGCTACGTAATATAGAACGTCTGGTGTTAGGTCATCGATAGTGATAATAATCTGTCCATCTTTGGAACCATTATTAAGCACTCCGGAGTACTGATCTGCCTGACCGTATGATAGTGCTGTCTTAATATAGAGATTATGCACCGAAGTAACATTTAGCACATAGGTTAATCCCCTATAAAAAGTTACAGTAGGATCTGGTGTTAATCCATTAGGAGTAAAGATAAAAACAGTAGCATTATTTGTGTCGCTGATTATTTTTTGATCAATAGTTGTAAAAGTATTAACAGTTGCGCCGCCGTCCGTAACAGTATATGTACTAACTGTGGACTTTTGTATGCCTGTGATTTCTATAGGATCAGGGCCGGCTTCTAACCAATAGTATTGAGTATAGTTTACGAATTTATCAATGTCTATCTTGGGATCATAAGAGTATACAGTAGGTCTAAGAATTTTATCATGATTGTCGGTAGTGGCATTGTAATATGATAATTGGTTTAAAAAGTCATCATAGCTTATCGCATGTGTTATGTTATTGCTGTCATCTCTAATAATTAGACCAGGATCTAATTGGTAATCTTGTGTTAATTTTGACACACTACCGATATACTGATCTTTTAATGGATTGTATGTTGATGTAATTTTGCTTCCAACATATCCGCTAATTCTTTCAACTCGAGGAACCTCAACTAACCTATCCAAGGTACTTGATAAGAATTTTATATTTTTATCTGTCTTGAGATATTCGGGTAATAAATCGCTGGTCTTTCTCGTGTGACTGGGATCGTTTAAGTTGTAAACGTCAGTTAATTCGTTTCGTGTATTTTTTGCCATTTTTAAATTCTTATACGATAGATAGTCTTGAAGGAGTCAATGCTGTGATAATTTCTATATCCGCCACGGCGGCTCCGCTTACAAATATTTCGTTACTCTGGCAAGCTATTTCAAATAGATTACCGAAAGACGAACCATTCTTAGAAACGATAATAAAGTTTGTAATATCAGGTGTCATCATGTTCATAACGTAGGTAGATAACTCACTGAAATTAAACGAATCACCAAAATTCCAATTGTCGAGGGCGAAGAATTCATTAATTAGAGAAATAATTCTAGTTTTTAAATTATTATCATTAATAGGAATATTAGGATTTTTTACAGCTCTAAATGTTGCCTGTAGATTTAATTCTGCGGCTGGTCCAAATAAAATTTTATATTTTGCAGGATGATATATAATCGTGTCTGATATACTTTTTATAGGATTGAGATATTGACTATAGGTATCTTCGAGTGTAGCTGTCGTCGGAGGCTGAGGTTCCATTTTAGTAGTGTCTAACAACCACATTCTGTAAGCAGTATCATAACCTTTGGTTAGCATATAGATATCAATGATGTTTGATTTAGCAGGATCTATACGCTTCTCTTCTCCGCTGTTATGAATATAATGAAATTTTAAATTGCTACGACCTGCACGAGCAAAGAACTGCGGTTGCAGTAGATAGGCTAGGTTTTCTGCAGAATATTGTTTAACTACATCTGCCGAATAGAAATAATACAACTGACCATCTATTGGAGAATCTACATAGCTTTCGTCGGGGTATGCAATAAACTTGCTGAAGGGATAAAGTTGATATCTTGAGCCGTCTTTCATTAATTGAAAATATACGAAGTTTCCAAGGAACCCTGTTTGCACTAAGGTATTTTGACTGTCGGTAATGATTGCAAAACTATCAGGATCGTCTATTTGTCCGTTATTTTTAGAATCATAGAAACTAATCAAAATCTTTTTAGGTTCTACGTATCCGTCATTTTCAACTATAGATTCATCAACTTGCCATGAATGATCTTTACCTAATTCGTTGATAGTCTGTCCTGCAGGTATTACTATCCAGGCGCCGTTTATTTTTCTACTTACAATATCATTAAGTGTATTAAGATAGAAATCTCCATTGACTCCTAGGGTTGATTGTGGGGTGGCCGAGCCGTGTCGCCATGTATTTCCTAGATTAGGAATCGTATTAATACCTAATACAGAAATTTTGTCTTTGATAGTAGTATTGGAAACATAATCAAAATTATTTTTATAATCATCTATAAAGAATGAAGTTTGTTCTGCACTTTCAAATACATAATTTGTTTTTCTATAGAATGCAGTATAAGAAGTGCCAGTCCACTGAAACGCAAAAATCCAAGATGAATCAACATTTTGATTGGTAACATCTCCTTGGTATATTAGACTGAACTTAGTTTGTAGATCAATATTAGTATCCGTAACTATATACCATGCTCGAGTAAGCCTATCGAAACTTAATCCAAAGTTAAGTTTTCCTACCATTTGATTTACAATTTGGTTTTCCAGAGCGAACGGTAAACTTGTAACAAGTTGCGGAATTATCTCAACTGGGATAGAACCGTCAGCTATGAACCCTGTTAGTACTATTGGACCGGTGCCGTCATTTAAGAGACCGTTGCCACTATTTGACCCGTCACCGGTTACTAGAGATACTCGTGCCCAGGTGTATGTGCGTGTTGTAGAGTCAGCTTGGTCAGTTAGTCTTCCTGATGGTAGATAATATTTTCCTGCAGGTGGCTGAAATTTAATCAGGGCGCCACCTGTAATATATTGTGTATTACTACTGCTGAAATATCCAACTTGCTGTGGTGTTGTGGTGCCGCTGGCAAAATCGTATTTGTCTTTGAAATAGCCACGGACCTGCCCAGATTCAGTCTGTGCAAGAGTCCAACTGATGTTGATGTTTGACAAGTCTGGTCTTGGATATTTGTCAAAGTAGAAATTTCTAGTTGTTGGGTTTTCAAGCAATGGTTCAATTTTAGATTTCAAAACACCAAATGCTTGATTACGATTATCAAATGTAAATGTAAAACTCAGCTGTTGATCTTCTTTATAAATTATCCCATCCTGAGCATATATATCTGTTTGACTGTACCTGCCTGTGACATCATTGAGATCAAAGTATTTGCTAATTCCAGAACTCTGTCTGTTGATACTTTTAACTTTGATAACGTCCGATGCAACGGTAACTGGTCCGATATTATAATCCTCTCCTGTTATCATTCTATTTTGTAGATAATAATTTTGAGGAGCCTTTTGTTTGATAGATAAATCTGTTTCTGCAGGCGAACTATTGTAGACAGAATATTGCAAACTCAATGTCAATGACAAAGATTGCGTTTGTCCTGCACTGTTTACATAGGGTATTCTTACTGACAGGCCGTTGATGTCTGATGGTGAAATCGTATATCTTAATCCGTTGCTCTGTCTATAATACAATGCAAACTTACCTTTAGGTAGATCACCAAAGTTGCCATCTGCAAAGTTTAAATCAATTTGATCATTGATCCTAGAAGTAACAGCATATAAAGTTCTTGTGTTTAAATTTAAACTATTATAGATAACGTTATTGCCCACCGTAGCCTCAACTTTAGACCACTCTCTATCGTAGGCTCCGTTCGCACTCAGTTGCCACAGCCAAACGTCACTATTGTTGATATCAGTAGCATTGATACCAACAATTTCATTTGGAACTGGATTATCAACAGAGAACGAAGTGCTGTTTAAGGATCCCTGTTTAAAATGCATAAAGAATCCAGTATTTTTTGCACCTGCTCCTTGATTGTCATTCCTCCAAATTATGCCAGTCTGTCTTCCGGGCAGTGGAGATTCTTCATATATGTAAGTTTTATCTTTAAAGGTTGCACTTACCAATTCAAACGCCATGGCCAATCCGCTGATAGATTTATTAAAAGTATATACAGGAGCACCAGTTTGATCTGTGTTTATTCTATATTGTTCTGTTGAAATTCCGCCAATGGTATCTGACAGGGCTGGAGACCCAAATGCCATACCGGACGGCATTGCAGAATTAATGACTAGAATCCACTGCTGATACCAGTTATTATTAGAAGGATCATCCCAGCTGATAATTTGATTGGCAAGATTGATTCCGTTGTTGTCAGTAATAGAATCTGTCGTGCTGATGGCGGTAATTTTTAAAAGCCCGCTGGCTGGTGTATTTCTTTGTGCATTGTAACTGATCAGCTGTGCTAAACGTAGGATACTATCTCGGCGCTGGGCTGTTTCTAGAAAGTTTTCACGAGCATTTAAATCAACACGGAAACTTAAATTCTGACCTAGATAACAGATGAGATCTACCAAGGCAATAAACTCAGAACTTTCAATGTAGTCATTGAAGTTCTCAGGATAATTTGCTTTTAGATATTGAACTGCTGATCGACGAAGAGTATCGTAGTCATACGATTTGAAATCTGCATTATTAAAGGATTGGTAGATCTTAGTCCAATCTTCTGCGACAAGTAGTTTTGAGTTAGTTGCTGGTATCATATATGTTATGCCATTTGGATAACATATTTATTAGTAACATAAACTACGTAGATTATTGTAGTGATAATCCGGCTTGTTTATCAAAATTTAACCGCATCACATCAACTTGGCTGGTAGGTACAAATCTGAGATTAATTTCCAAGACTAGGCCAAATTCTGCTTCTGTTATGGTCACTGACATAATGTTGACCCTAGGATCTGATGCTACAATTTTTTGTATATCTTGCTCTATTTCGGCCCTTACTTCGTCAGTGAACGGATCGTACAGTTTGTCCCATATAATAGTACCCCAGCTAGGTTGCATTACCCGCTCGCCCTGACGTGTATTGAAATAGTTTAACAGATCCTGCTTGACAATATCAAAATCATACAGCGTCACAGTTCTTGACATGGGATCTTGCGTGGAGAATCCTACATAAAACTGAGATGTTTGTTCTTTATTTTGCTCGCTATAATTAGCAGGCTTGATTATGATATTTTTATATGGCATGCGTATATTTAAGCAACAAGTGTGCCTCCTCCTTCTCTAAAATATTGAGCTAATGTTGTAGTAGGAACTTCACGCTGTCCGTATCCTGCACCCTGAAAGCTGGCCCATATTTTTCTAATTTTGTATGCCGCTGAAGAAAACTTACCTGCTCTAACATCGTCCAGTGCATTGCGAGTTTGAAGAAGGTATATACATGCCTTGTCTTGACTTGCAGGACTAAAGTCAGGTAAGTTGCAGGCTTTTTTGCAGGTGTCCCAAGTGTCTGGCATAAACTGGTATGCGCCTGCGGCAGAAGATCTGAGTCTTGCTGGACCTAAAACAATTCTAGGATGATCTTTGTATTTGTAACTTCTGTTAGTGTAACTATCACCGTTTTTATCATATGAGTTGCTACCATATGTATAAAATTTGAGTCCGTTATAGTTACCAGCTCCCGTAGGAGTAGTAACTCCAGGGGGTAGACCTGCATTGTCAATGTCAAATAATGCGCTGGTATATTGTGTTCTATATCCATCTTTGCTGGCTGTGCCTTCTGCTCTGCGAATAGTCCACAAGAATGCCGCAATATTATCTTCTGCAAGATTACCTGTCTTGCTAGGTGGTGCGTAGGACGGATTTTTATTGTAAACAATATTAGCACCTGAAAAAGTATTTGTACCAGTATTTTCTGAATCAGTTCCGCCGAATCCAAATCTCTCAGGGTTAACGTTCTCATGATGCTCCCAAGGTTCGTGTGTTGGAACTCGAGTCATAATTGTAACAATATCTGCGGCTTTGTAAAATTCACCGTCGCTCCAGGATCCCGGAGGTTGTCTATTAGGTAAATTATATCTTTGAAGGGGTTCTGGTGCATCTGGGAAAGTTGGGGCATCAGCAGTAGCAGAATCGGGGGCAGGACCAGCTGTTGCCGCAGGACCATTAATGCCAAGTGCCGGAGATGTTAGGTACAATGCCTGTTTCCCTAACACATTAATTTTCTTAGTTGCGGCAATTGAAATCGTATCATTTGCATTAAAACTAACAGATCCTTGACTTCCTAATTTTACTGTCTGGCCGCCGTTGATATTTAAATTGTCTGTTGCTTGAATAAAAGAATTAGTAGATCCCAATCTAAAATCACCATTTACTTTGATATTAGTGTTTCCGCCAGAAGCAAGATTTAAATTGTCGCCGCTTGCACTAATATGCATATCAGATTGTGCGCCAAGAAACATGTCACTTCCTGCGCTGATATGTAATTCCTTACTTGTCTGCATTTTTATATCATTTACTGCTAATCCATAAATGCTGTTGCCTGATTCTATTTGAAGGTTTTCTCCGCTGGTTATCTTCACAGCTCTACCTGCTTCAATATTGAAATCACGGTCAGCACGTAGGTTAAAATCTCCTTCTGCATGTAATGATATAGAATCGGCCGCATAGGCATCGATTTTGCCTTGACTTGTTAATTCTATCCATGCTGTTCCTGCGGCATTGCCAATATAGATCAAATCACTACTATTGTGTAGCAATATCTGATGCCCTGTACGAGTACGAATTCTTATAAGCTCATTGAGATTGTCTTTATCCCCATCGTCCATTACAAACTGAGATCCGCCCATTCTACTTACGTAGGCTGTAGATTTTACATCAAATCCTATTTCCCCCGTTTTAGATCCTTTTGACTCGTCAATTGGACCAGGTGTGCTGATGCCAAACACGCTAGACGGGTATTCTCGTCTAGCTGAACTAGAAGTTATTCCCCGTATGTCATCTAAAATAAGACCTTGCGCCAGGAGTCGGTCTGCGAACGGGTGGACAGGCTTTGTGAACTTGTTGACATCTGCGCCCGATAAATCCCTACTACGCTTAAGAAATTCTCCAACTGGGAGATTTGTAGTTCCATATTTTCTTTCTTGTTCCGGAGTTAGTGCAACGTTGCGACTGGCTGCGATTCCAGGAACCATGTGATTTTGATAAGTGTCAGGTATGCATCCAATCCAATAGCCTGCATTTGCCATTCCTCTAACGAATATAACCATAACGCATGAGCCAATGTCAGGAGGTACCATCCACATACCGTATGATTTTTGTACATCATTAAAATCTGCCGAGTTGTTGCCTTCAAATCCACTCGAGGTTGTTCCCCAGAATGGGCTCATGTAATAGACCGGAATAGTATTTGATTGCAAATTTGAATCGGCTGTTCCGCCTTCGTATAATAAAACTTCAAGACCGCCCATCAAAGTAGAATCTAGATGGTTTACTACCCTTGCCAAGAAAGGACCGGCGCCAACAACTTGCCCTTCAAGCAACTTGTGTTTTGATTCGGTTGAATTGATTGCCATATATTAACTTGTTTTTGTCAGCATTAGTTTATCTAAAGGACTAAGTGCTCGCTGTGTTCCATATAGACTGTTCACAGTGTTTATTTCAACGTAGTATCCTCCAATGCCTTGTAGCGTTCGGATTGCATTGGCATTATTTGACTCAACTGACCCTAGTCCTTGAACTGCGGGTGGCAGTCCATTGGTATTTAAACTTGCATTGTTTAACTCTGCGGCGCTCCTGAATTTGTCAAACTGTTGAGTGGCATTTAAGGGGTTGCTGCCGCCTGTTCCGTTTGCCTGCCCTCTAGATCCGCCAAGAAGAGCTAACAATGCTCCCACTGATGCAAAAGATGAGGCTCCTGGTAGATTAGCAATGTTTCCACCATTAGCAAGAATTTTTTGCAGATCATACTGGCTAACATTTGCAAGAGGCGATTTAGTCAGTGCTTGTAGTGCGGGTAAGTTGGCAATGCCGGCGCCTGTTAAATTCTTTAGGCTGAGACCCAGCGCCTGGAATCCTTGGATATTTGCATCTTTAGGTACAGACGCTAATACTTTTTGTAGCTTTGACAATAGTGATGTTTGCTGGTCAGTTGACAGCCCCGAAAATTGTGCAGGATCAATCCCTAACTGTGCGGCGATTGCTGTAGGATCGGTAGGTACACCGTTTAATGCGGCAATGGTTTTCTGTCCAATGTTATTAAGATTAGAATCTTTAGAGGGGTTGGTAATATAATTTTTTCCATCAGCTGTAATTATATTATTTTTATAATTTGTTTCTAATGTATAGAGATTATTAGTGTCTTGTACAAAGCTGGAAATAATATTTGCCTGCGCATTTTGATTCGCTTGATTCTGTGCAGTTTTACTAGGAGCCGGTATCGTTGTTGTTTGCAATGGAATGCCGCTTGTGTAGGGATTATATCCTGTCAACGATTGACCGACTGCTGGTGCACCAGGGTTGTTTAACAAGGCATCTGCAACTGCAACCAATCCTCCTATTTGCACACCTACTGAGGCAATAGCCTGTAACGGAGCTACTACTCCCTGTATCACTCCAAGTCCATCTGAAATAGCGGCATCAATTCTTTTGACTGACGACTGCAATGCTCCAGATGTTTGGGCAAAAAGCCCCTGTGCCGACGCCATCAATCCTGCCAATCCCAGGCTGGGAATTTGAGGATTTAAAATCTTACTTAGATCGGCAGTCTGCCTCTTAGTGCCAAACTTATTCACAGAGGCCGGCGCAGAGTCCGCCGTCTGCTGTTGGCCCGACTCTGGAGAACTCTTAAAAGGAATTGAAGCTGTTATTTTCTTAGACGGTTGTTGGCCTGCAAGTCTTATTAGATTCAATGTTTGTGTAAACTCACCATCTCTAAAATGATGATCCATCGATCTTACCATGAATATTCCGCTGAAATGATCGACAGTTTCCCCGCCAAAGTCCATAAGGCCGTCTGATCGATAGTCTCTAGGATTTTTAAAATCAATGCTTATGTAAATCTCACCGTCTAGCCATGGGGCTTCTCCGTTTTTATTTTGAGTTTCAGTTCCAAATTCAGCTTCGACGTTACTCATCCCCGAAGTCACAAGGTAATAAGGATCACCAATAATCTTGCAAGTCATTCCTTGCATTTCGTTATTGTCAAGTAAACCAAGTTGTATTGCTTTAGCTAGGGACTGGTACGGTGATATCTGTATCGGTTTTCCATCTAGACCTCCGCCGCTGGTGTCGCCAGCAATGGCCGGAGCAGTATTGACTTGAGTATTAGGATTCTGTCTTGCTTGATCAGAGGCGGCTATTTTTACAGTATTAGATGGCGATGCTCCCATTGATGTAGCAGATCTATCTTGCACACCTAATTTGTAAGGACGAGATTGAAAATACAATGAATTAAGAGAAATTTTAAAATCTAATAAGTCAATATTTTTTCCTGTATAGATATAATTGTATGACCTAGATAATGTCTTACGTATTCCCTCAGTATCCCAGGATCCAAATTCTTCAGGTAGACGTGAATAATGTATCCAATAGGGACGTATTTCGTAGGTTATAATAAACGCAGGACGATTTTCTTTTGGATTATTTTGTTCTTTTAATTTTGTAGTAACGTATATCCTGTACCAAGGAACCTTACCATTGTATTTGCTTTTCCATTTATCTTTGCTGTCGATGAAATCCTTGGTGTATTCGCTATCTCTTATAACCACATCCATGATATCAAAAATCTTAGTTCCTGCTTTAACGGAGATCGTTTCTCCTTTTTTATCGTACTTGATAGCAGTAACTTCATTGCCCACAAATCTATAATTATTTTTAGCTGTTTTATCAGTAGGAGCCGCAAACTCAAACATAGAGTTTGCTCTTAAAAAATCGTTGATTTTTTTATTTTCAATAGTAATAGTTTCTGCAGAACCGTCGGGTGCTTTTATTGGTAAAAATTTAACTTCATAGGAATTAAAAATTGCAGATCCTTCAGCGTCATTGCTTTTCTTTTTTGCATCTTCAACTTCTTTTATTAAATTTTTTAGCATGTCCCCGACTGTTTCGCCCTTCATCTTCATAGTTACCGGAACATCTGCGTCCATACCCAATACGTTTGCGTTCATATTCACGAACCCGCACCTATAGCTGGTGCCGCGCTCATCTGAGGTAATTTGAACAGTGTTTAAACCGACTGTCCAGTATCTTTCAGACCTTGGTACTTTTTCAGCTTTACCTGTTGTGTCGTTCCATCCCCAGAATTCTATTTTTAAACACAAGGGCTTTTGAATATATGTATCGTACCCGGCGGCCAAACAATTAACTCTTAGCGACTCTAGGAATCCATTCATGCTGAGAGGCTCAACTACAGTCATTTGAATCTGTGTCACAACTGCTCCTTCGGTTAATTTCCAAGGACCGTTCATTTCAAGACTTTCTACAAATAGATCAAATCGGCCAGTGCCGGTTTTGTTAAACTCACCTACTAATTGTTTTAAATCCGAATTGACAGCGGTTGCTGTTGGGCCGCTAGATCTAGTATCTTCCCCAGTGCCTGGCGGAGCATTTTGTAATCCAGGTTGTTGTACTCCGTAGACAAATAATTCTTTATCAGTAATCCCTTGCGTACCTTTCCCAGACGTTTTAAAAATCACATGGTCTAGTTGGGGAGATTTTGCAAGATATGAAGTACTATTAAATTGGTCCTGTGTCAATACTGCAAGGGTAAACACGTAGTTGTACGAGCTATAGTAGTTCAATGGATTAGTTGCACCCGCTGAAGCAAATGCAGTGCTTGTATTGAAATAACTGGTATTTGAATCCAGCATTTTATAATCCTAATGCTTTATTAATGGTTGTGAGTTGCGGAATAAAAATTTTCACGCCAGGTAGCATGTCATATATAGGATCTCTAATTATATCTTTATTCCGCATGGCAAACACCCACCAAAGCTGTTCATTCTGGTATATATCAAACGCCAACAGATCAGGACGATGTTTATATTGCGAAGTTAAGGTGATTTGCGTATCATTTTTTAACGACGGAAGATCACGTATGTTCATAATATCTAGATAATTAGATTTCTGAACAGTGTTAAAATAGGGACTTGCTTTACTATATACAATTTCGGCCATTTTATAGATATCCTTGATCTGCTAACTTACCTTTGTTGAATTTATCAACTGAATAGCCTAGTTGCTGTGCGCGGCTGTAGACTGGTATTAATTCCAACGTTAGAGAACTTAAAACAGGAACAAAATTATTACCATAGTCCTTAATTCCTTCTCCAACTTGAATATAATCAACACCGTCTGGTAGATCTAATTTCCAAGACTGTACAGCAACGGGCACATTATGTAGCATGCTATTACCATATGCCATGAGCCTGCAAATCGGTGGAGGAGATCCTGCTCCTACATCATCACCCCAGCGCATTTTTGTAAGAGTCCTCAACAGATGTTG